ATGTCATCGTTCAGTTCGTCTAGAAGGCTTTTGAATGATGTTAGACGTCTTGTAAGGTCGTTACAGTGCCTTCTTGATAGCTCGTCTTCTAAGAACTCTATGTTTCGCTTTGTGTAGTCTCTGACTAGCTGAAGGTCAAATAGGTTATAGATCTTCTTCATTAGCTGAATACCACTAAAGCTAAGTAGGCAGTTCCAAACATCATTACAAGGAAGGATATTTCGGCTAAACAAGTTAAAAAGAATTTCATAGGTTTCTCCAATATTAAATTACTTATTGGGTATATAGTGCATTATATTGGAATATATGTAAAGAGGTATTGCATATAAGATCTGTCTGTAGTACAACTTGTATATGATTGAATTAATTGGCACTAGATGTAGTGTTTAGCCTTACAGAGATGTAAGGTTTTTTTATTTGTGGATGAAATTTTATGAGTAGAAAATATCGTGAAGATGAGTGGGTTGAGTTTCTCAAGAGGATTGGGGAAGGAAGATCTGCGAGGGATGTTTGTCATAATGATAAGGATATGCCGAGTTGGAGAACTGTGTCTGAGAAGCTGAATAGTGATAATGGGTTTGCTAGTCGATATGCTTTGGCTATGGAGAATAGAGGTCAGGTATATGCAGATAAGATTACTGAGACTGTTAATGATATGTTGGAAGGCAGGATAGATTATAATCAGGCTAGAGTGGCGATAGATGCGTTGAAGTGGCAGTCAGCTAAGTTAGCACCGAAAAAGTTTGGTGATGTGCATAGGATGGAAGTGAAGCATGAGGCAAGTTATTTGGATGCTTTGAAGGAGGTAAGTAAGGTGGTTGAGGGGGAAGAAACTACACTACCGAATACGATACGCACACGCAAGGAAGCTGAGAAAAAGGATACAATTCAATAGGTCGTTACATAACTGACCTGACGAAACTCGTTGATATACAACGATTACAGCTAAGGTTAGCCACTTTGTTAGCCACATTTAATATTTATTTTACATTTTTGTAGGGATATTTGATCTGACCCCCCCCCTCTGATTTAGGCAGGGGGTGGTGATAGATATATATACCCCTCTCAATCGGTACTGCGAGATCCCCCTTATCTTGCAGGGGCAAGGGGCGGGCATTTGAGTAACACCACTGAGACACTACTAAAATTACGCAACGATCCAGTTCTATTCGTTGAAGCTATACTAAAAGCCACCCCCCAAAAGTGGCAGAAGGAAGCCTTAATAGGCATCCGAGATAATGATAAAATTGCGATAAAGTCAGGTCATGGAGTTGGCAAAACTGCCTTCCAATCATGGCTAATACTTTGGTGGATGTTAACCCACTACCCTTGCAAGATAGCGATTACAGCTAACACTGCCCACCAGTTAAGCGATGTATTATGGTCTGAGGTCGATAAGTGGTATAGGAGGCTTCCTGAGGGCTTTAAGAGCCAACTAGAGATCAAGTCTGACAAGATCTCATTAAAGGGTGCTTCTGACAGCTTTGCGGTTGCAAGAACGAGTAGACGTGAGAACCCTGAGGCACTTCAGGGCTTTCATAGCGAGAATATGCTGTTTATATGCGAAGAGGCTTCGGGTATCCCTGATGTCGTCTTTCAGGTCGGTGAAGGGGCTTTATCGACTGAGGGTGCTAAGGTTGTGATGTGTGGTAACCCCACTAGATCTGATGGATATTTCTATGAAGCCTTCCATTCGATGCGAGATCGTTGGTTTAACCTGACTGTTTCGTGTGAGGATGGGGAATATGTATCTGACAAGTTTTTGGAAGATATGAAGTCGAAATATGGCGAAGATAGCAATATTTATAAGGTTCGTGTTTTAGGCGAGTTCCCTACCCAATCTGACGATGTTTTATTACCACTTCATTTAGTGGAAGGGGCAACAAAGAGAGATATTGAGGCATCCCCCATGACCCCCGTTATTTGGGGATTGGATGTTGCGAGATATGGAAATGATAGGTCTGCCTTAGCTAAAAGAAGGGGGCAGGAGCTATTAGAGCCGATTAAGACGTGGTCGCAAAAAGATTTGATGGAAATGGCGGGTATCATCCTCACTGAGTATGAGGCTGTCAGGTATAGTGACAGACCTATAGCGATTTACATTGATGCGATTGGTATTGGTGCAGGACTAGCTGATAGGTTGAAGGAGTTAGGATTGCCTTCGGTATCGATTGCGGTATCTGAGAGTGCATCGCTAAGGGATAAGTTCACCCGTTTAAGGGATGAATTGTTTTGGAATTGTCGTGAGTGGTTTGAGGGAAGAGATGTTCACATACCGCAGGATGACAATCTAATTCAGGAGATTACGGGTATTCGTTACAAATATCTCTCTACTGGCAAATTAAAGATCGAGAGCAAGGATGAGATGAAACGCAGGGGTCAGAGATCGCCTGACGTTGCCGATGCTTTTGTTTTGACGTTTGCAGATCAGGGAGCATTAGCTTCAGGAGCAATGAGTAGATGGAACAGTCGGAAGACGATAAAGACAAACAGTGCGTGGATAACGTAGTCAAGTTTCCTGATAGGGGTGAGAAAGTGACTTATGTCAGCCCTGAGAAGGAAGAGGACTTTGGTTATGCGTTGGAGATGTTCTGCACTATGGCAAATGGTGTTCATGTGTCTAACAACCTTAGTTGGCAGGACATAATGATTGCGATGATAGTGGCGACTGCCAATTGTGCTGTAAAGGCAGATTTGAGCGAAGAAGAGTTTATTGCTTTTTTAGGAAGAATAAAGGCAGGCGAGTTTAATGAGTGATCCAAAATTAAAAAAATTAGGATTGACAAAGTATAATCAGCCTAAACGCACCCCCAATCATAAGACAAAGTCTCATGTGGTTGTTGCCAAAGTTGGTGATAAGACAAAGACAATTAGGTTTGGTCAGCAGGGTGTTAAAGGTGCAGGCAGTAATCCAAAGACTAAGGCGGAGAAGATGAGGAAAAAAAGCTATTATGCAAGACATGATGCACAAGATCCTAATCCATCTAAGTTTAGTGCGAGATACTGGTCACATAAGACTAAGTGGGCATAGATAAAAAAGGGGAAACTTATGCAACATTGTGATGTTTGCACTTACGAGTGGAAATGTGCTGCTCGATGTAAGTGTTTATTGGGTAAAATTAAGCCTGAAGAGATTGAGGTTGAAATGCCTAAGCCTATTCCAGTTAAGACCACTAGAGGGGTGACTATGAGTAATGTCGTTCCGCTAAAGAAAAAAGGAAGGAAAAAGAAAGATGCCTAATATCGGTGGAAAGAAGTTCCCTTACACAAAAGAGGGTATGAAAAAGGCTAGTGCTTACAAAGCCAAAGTTAAGAAGAAAGTTAAGAAGAAGTCCAAATGATTGTCAGGTTCTATCGCAGACCTAAGCCAAACGTACCAGTTCTAGAATTAGCTATTTGCAGTGGCTGTGTAACCCCAAAGTTATGCAAGCAAAATGGCAAGTGCGATGTTCACTATGAAGATCAAAAAGTAAAAAATGATTTGGTGAGGAAGTTAAATGAAGAAAAAGACAACGCAGAAAAAGAAAAAGCCAGTACCAACAGACCCACAACTATACGCAAGAGTAAAGGCGGAAGCAGGGCGAAAGTACGATAAGCCCTCAGCTTATAAGTCAGGTTACATCGTTAAGACCTATAAGGCTCGTGGCGGTGGATATAGGATGGCATAATGGCAAAGCCTAAAAATAGCGGTCTTAGCAAGTGGTTTAAGAAAGAAAAATGGGTTGATATATCTGCACCTAAAAAGGGTGGTGGATATGAAAAATGCGGAAGAAAATCTGCAAAGAACTCATCTAGAGGTTACCCAAAATGTGTACCAACAGCCAAAGCTAAGTCAATGTCTAAGTCTCAGATTAAATCGGCTGTAGCGAGAAAGAGAGCCAATCCAAAGGCGAATGTTTCTACTATGGCTAGAAGGAAGAAAAAATAATGGCAAAAATGACAGATGAAAGATTGGGTTCAATTATCCAGTCTGAAATAACCGATAGTCAAAACCATTTTGAAACTGAGTATTCGTCTGACCGACTAAAGGCTATTGATTACTATTTAGGAGAGCCTTTTGGTAATGAGGTCGAAGGCAGGAGTTCTGTCGTATCCACTGACTTTGCTGATGCCATAGAGCAGATCATGCCTTCCCTAATGCGTATTTTCACCAGTTCCGATAAGTATGTAAGATATGCTCCGAGAACCGCTGAGGATGTAGATAGAGCTGAACAGCTTACAGATTATGTGAATTACATAATCAACAACGACAATGACGGCTATAGGATCATGTAT